TAAATCAAATTGATCTTTAAGTTTATCTACTGCAGTTTTAGTAGCATTAGATTTTGTAAGGATAGCCAATTCAGACTTACGAGCTGCAGTAGTTTTGATGCTTAATTGATAATCTTTAACTCTAGTGCCAGTAGATTGTTGTGTACCTTTTAATTCAGATTTTAATTGATATTTGCCATCAACTTTAACAACATTACCTGGTATTACTGTGCTAATAAGTCTTGCTATGCTATTAAAAGCACCGGCAATAACATTTGCGCTTTTAACCATATTGGCAGTAAAGGTGTTGATTGAGGTATCACCTGATAGGGTTTTAAGAGCATCTAACAAACCCTTACCAATAGCCTCTTTAGATTGATCTAAAGCTCTGTTTAATTGTTTTAATTCTCCAACATAACCAGATGCAGCGGCGCTGGCTTGTCCTTTGAATATAACATTTGCTTGTTTTTGAATATCAAGAAATTTAGCACCTTTTAATTGGGCTTTACTGAATCCAATACCTAATCTTGCTAAAGCTGTAGTATCACCCATATAGGCTTTAGATAAAACTGTTGATACTTCAGTTAAATCTTTTCCTGTAGCTGCTGATATATCTAAAGCAGTTTGAAATATGCTTTGTGCTTGACTAACATCTTTAGTTGCTACAAGTAATCTTTGAAAACCTGGAATAAGTTCTTCGTCAACTATGCCGTATTGTAATTCTAACTTTTTAATATAATCTGAAATAGCAGGTTGTTGGTAAGCCAAACCAAGGTTGTCTACTGTGGTTCTAAGTTGAGCAGCAGCCTTTTCAGATGCTATAAAAGCATTAACTGAAGCCTTGCCAAATTGAAGTAATTTATATCCAGCAAAGGTTTTAGCAAAGGTTTTGCCTAACTTCTTTACATTTTTATCAAATGCGGATATATCTTTTGAACCTTTTTTAAGGCCTGAGTTATCCCATGTGGATAATGCGGATACAACTAAATTGGCCATTATGCTGCCTTCTTAAATGCTGCAATTAGTTCTGTCTCACGATTGAATCTAGTAGCCACTCTTTCAATTGCCTTAACAACCAAGGGATATACTCGACCTTGATCCTCAGCCCATGCACGATAAAGGGCCCGACCTCTTTGTTTTTCAATTCCAACTAAATCTCCACCTAAGGAATTAATAAATTGCTTGCCAGCGTTAGGGTTATTGGAGTTTGAAAATGCGTGTGATCCACGCAATTTTTTACCACCCCATGGCTGACCTTGTGGATTCTTACGACCGGCAGTCTCATAAATAGCACCAGCTGCAGAAGTATTGGCAATATAAAATATGGCTCTAAATCCTGAGTTGTTTTTCTTATTTTGTCCTTCACGATAAACAATACCTTTTTGAGCAACTGATTGATCGTATTTAGGAAATGGTCGGTAATTCAAAATGTCTGATCCATAATTTTTAGTCCAGCCAGATAACATCTGGCCATTACTAGGTAAATATCCTCTAGCTGTGTTACGAATAGGCAACATGGCGGTTTTAATCTCCATGCGCATTTCTTTGTTTAATTCAGGATCAACATTCTTCATAGCCTTTTGGAGTTGTTTAACGCCGCTTACTACGACTGGCATTTCTGATCTCCTTTGCTCGATCCTGCAAGACAAGGACTATTGCTCGCATCATGTCCGAGTCCATGTCTATAAATTCTCTAGGCGCGATCCCTGTCTCTACTGAAAGGCTGGCAATCGTATAAAGAAAACTATCGCGCCGTATTAGTTTTTTTCGTCATCCAATACTTCGACAGTATCTAAACTGTCTATAAATTCTGCACCAAAGGTAGGTACGGTTACATTAGCCCTACGCAAGCATTCCCAAGCAAGCCAAAATATATCGCTTTGCTTTTCGTTTTCGCGTAGAGCCTTTGAAATTCCCATGCCTTTAGATATTTCGAAAGCGTATTCAACCCCCGGAGTAATCTTATGTTCTGTAACATCTCCGTTAGCCCTTGTGATTTTTAGCTTTGCCATTATTGCTCCTTAGAAGCTGCCTGTTGTTGTTTGTACAACTGTTGAGTTACATGTGAAGGTCATGCTAGAGGTTGAGATGTCTCCAACAGCGCCGTTCAATGGTGTCAAGTTGTTTACAATAATGCTAACAGTATAAAGAGGATTTGTCGCTGATACAGCAGTTCCTTTTACTGGAAGTAGCACAGCTGTAACAGTTGTGCCGTAAGCAGCTTGTAGTGTTGCCTGTACATTTGCTGCTGCGAAATCGTTCAAGAAATCTAGGGTAAGTGTTGATGCTTCTAAACCCTTTGCAAACTTGTGGGCAGTATCTCCAAGAGCAGTTACTTCTAGCTCATCGAAATTTTGTGTAAGTGTTACTGATGTAATGTGGTCAGATAGATCAACTGAGTTAATCTTTACGCCAACATTATTTTGTAGAAATATGGCCATTTTTATTCCTTGTCTTTAGTAGGTGCTTGTAGTGCTGGCTTTGGATCTTTAATCTGACCGATCTTGATTAAAAACGCCAAATTCTCTGCAGTTGTATCTTCTGCCATGTTAACTCCAACTCGTTAGGATGTCGAAACTTAAATCGCATGAAAGTAAGTCTCCTGATTGTAATGATAGTACAGATGGTCCTGAAAAGGCTGGAGCGTTATACACCAAGCCTGATGCGCTTAATTTTTGATAAACAGCAATCATGAAATCTTCTAGATTTACTAAGTTGCCTTGATTATCAAACATAGGTGCAAATAAAGTAATTTTGAAATGAGCTGTAGGACTGATAGTTAAATTTGAATTGTCATTGGTTGTTAAATAAGGATCATTAGGACTGATAACAATGGAGTTGGCCAAAGGGGTTGCTGGTGGGTAAGCAAAGACTGACCATACGCCAGCATTAGTCAAAGCTGTAGCAATGGTTGATCTAAGTGTAGTGATTGCTACTGTCATTAGCCGACCATTGATCTTGGGCCAGTATAAGGGGCTATAAGACCCTGTACACGGCTTATTAGACTACGACCCATCTTGTATGGACTAGGTTGGAAATCAACGGCAGATCCACCGGTAGCTGGAGTCTGCCGAGCCTGCCAGATGTCTACCGCTAGCATCATGGCCGCCTCACGAACAGCTGGAGTAGTTGCGTATGAAGTTTGTTTTGTATCTACACCAGCCGCTTTACCATAAGGGACAATAAGATGATAGGGATCGTCAGCAGCCGTAACGCTAAACTGAATAAGACTATAACCGCGAGGAAAATTAAAATTATTCCAAGGGAAAAAAGTGAAATAAGGAAAAGTGGTAGAGCCAACAGACCAAGGAAAAGTTGAAGTAATAACTCTTGAACCGTTGTATGTAGATCCACAGTTAGAGATTGTAACAGTTTGTCCGGCAGCGTATGAGCCAGGAGTTGATAAAATTAAAGTCGCCACATTTGAAGCCAAGGCAGCCGCTACTACTGGTACTGAATCAAACCATAAATAAGAATTTAATAAATCCTCAGCAGTTTGGCACACCTCTTCAACAGTTGAATCGCTATAAAGCGAACCAATACCGAGATTGGTGCGTAACTCTGCTTTGGTTACATAAGTGGCTGCCATGGTTGCCTTCTTTCAAACTACCCCGAGTGAAGGGCTACTCACTCGGGGTAGATCTAGTTAATTAAGCTGATTTAACGAACTTGCGGATACCGCCAGCTTGCTTGGTTACATATGAACCATAGCCGTAGATTGCTAGTTGTACCTGCATGTTTGAAACGATGTTAACTGAGAAGTATGAAGTTGGTGATGAGTACCAAGTTGCAGCTTCTGGAGCAACGATAAATGCACAGTTATTAGCAACTGATGATACTGCGTTGTTATCAACATATAGATCAAGGCCAAGTACATTGCCGCGGATTGAAGTTGGGCTAGTTATACCAGCTGAGTTCATCGCAGTTGTTGTTGGTTGAGCGTTGTAGATTGGGCGACCTGATGAATCAGCTGCACCAATAAGAGTTCCCCATAAACCTGTACCAACAACTAGGTTGCGAGCAAAGTATGAAGTAGCAGAATAAACTGCTGGTGACTCTGTGCCTACATAAGCAATGATTCCTGCAGAAGTTCCTGCTTGTGCAGTTGCTGAGGTTCCGTCAGAAATAAAACCGGCTATGACGGCAGCATCAATTGCTTTAAGGTACGCCCGTTGCATTTGAATAGTTAACTCATCATAGAAAATTGGGTCAGAACGCTCTAGAAGTTCTAGAGTTACTGTGTTTTGTCCAGCATACTTTGAAACAGTACCTGTGATGTAATCAGTAACCATACCTGTATTTGATGGTGTGCCTGATTCAGCAGTTGAAGCTACTGTAGGTGCAGTTCCGCCACCGTTTGTATCAAGTGATGGAATTGAGAATGACATACCAGATGTTGGCAAAGTGCCACGACTGATTGCGTCAATTGCTGGAGTACCAAAGTTTGTGTTAGATACAAACTC